CGCGCGTGTTCAAATCAATTCATTTGGAACAACATATCAATCAGCGGTTCAGGTTGCCGATTTAGTTCGAACTGCATTACAAGTTGCGACACCCGGTGTTTTTAATTCCGTGAGTGTTCAAACGATATATTATGACGGTGAAGCGCATTTATCCGAAGATTATGCGGGTTTTGCCGGAATTTATCACATTGCATCCGATTACATTATTAATTACGCACGATAATGGCAAAAAGTCAATCATTGAACATTGTAATTGGTGCAGACATTGAAAACCTTAAAAAAGGTTTAGATTCCGCAATTGTGGCAACCCAAAAAGCCGGCAAAGAATTGTCCGGCGCAACTGGTGAAGCCATTAAAGGCATGCAGCAACAATTTGAACGGTTGGCATCGTCAAAACCTTCAATGGCAACTGTTCGCCAAATGCAACAAATTGCCATGACGGCGCGTGCATTAGGCCCGGAATTCCAAGATTTTGCAAATGATGTCATTCGTTCAGCTGGTCAAATTCAAGATGCCGTGGGCGACATGCGCGCGGAAGTTAAATATTTTGCAAGTGACACACGCCGGTTGGATGCGGTTTTGGGAGGTATTCAAGGCGTTGCGGGCGCGTTTGGCGCAGTCGAAGGCGCAACCGCGATGTTGGGAATTGAATCAAAAGATTTGCAAAAAACGATGGTTCAATTGCAAGGCGCAATTGCATTAGTCAATGGGTTGCAAGCGATTCAAAATGCGTTGCAAGCCGAATCGGCATTTATGGTTGGAATTCAAACCGCAGCCGTACGAATTCAAACATATGTCATGGGGCAAGCAACGGTCGCGGCCCGCGCATATGCAACGGCATTAGTGGCCACCGGTGCGGGCGCAATATTGGTTGCAATTGGCCTAATTGCAGCGGCAATGGGTTCGGTAAAAAAAGAAACCAAAGAAGCAACCGAAGAAGTAAACAATTTTACAAAAGCATACGAAAAACAAGCGGAAAAAGCCAAAAAAACAAGTGAAATCCGCCAACAAATTTCTGATGACTTATTAAAAAATGAATTAAATGCCGCAAAATTAAAAGGCGCAACTGAATCCGAATTGGCACAAGTGGAAATAAATTTTTTGCAAAAACGCAAAGAAAGATATTTGGCAATGTTGTCGTCATTCAATAAAGGTTCAGCCGATTATTTACAATATCAACGCGACATTTCAGCAATTCAAAATCAAATTGATGAGGTGACAACCGAATCACAAATAAAAAATGCAGAGAAACGCAGAGAAAAGAAAAAAGAACAATTAAAAAAAGAAAATGAAGATGCGATAAAAGCAATTCACGAACGCCATGCCGGTCAAATGGATGCTGAAAAGTTTTTGACCGAGCAAGCCAAAAAGCAACAACAAAAACGCACCGAAGCGATTGCAAAATCCAAAGAATTAACCGGTGAAAATTTAATTAAAGGCACGGCGGTCGCCCCGGTGTTGGTTCAAGTTCAAATTGATCCCAAAAGCCGGTCGCAAATTGTTCAGGATTTCGACAAATTGATGACCGACATGGCAATGGCGGTTGAACGATTGGGTGAAGATATTGCAATATCATTGGGCGAAGCGTTGGGAAATCAATTGTCCGGTCAAGGCAATGGCATTGAGGGGTTTGTTCAATCAGTTGTTGGCCAATTGGGCAATTTTGTCAAAACAGTCGGGAAAATGTTGATTGCGTATGGAATCAGCGTTCAAAAATTTCAAACCGCATTTATCCAACCACAAGTTGCGGTTGCAGCCGGTATTGCGATGGTTGCATTGGGTACGGCGGTGGCAAACCAAATGAAACAAGGCCCAAGCGTGACCGCGTTTGCCGATGGTGGTATTGTAAGCGGACCAACATTGGGTTTGATGGGTGAATATCCCGGCGCGCGCAGCAACCCGGAGGTCATTGCACCTTTGGACAAATTAAAAACATTGATGAAGCCCGAACAATCATCCGGTTATGTTGCGCAAACGCACATCAGCGGACGCGATTTGGCCATCGTTTTGGAAAGATACAATAAAGATTCACGGCGCGGATAATGGCAAGGATTTACAAAGGTTCGTTTTTATCAATTACAAATGTTGAATACCGGGTTGAATTATGGGATTCACCATCAGGAACAACACCGGAAATTGTTGCGCGTTTATACAATGCACGGGTTCAATCAGCCGGCGGATATATTGAAGGCCAAACATGTTGTTTTGACAAATTAGAAGCATTGAATTCATCGGTTGAATTAACATTGGCCGGTGATGGAATCAGTATTGAAAGGCAAGGCGAATCAGATTCAGTTTATTCCAATTTTATCAGGCCATCACGGGCAATTGCCCAATGGGTGATGCCGGATCAAAATACATTGGATGATTTTGTCGGCATTCAAACCGAAGCCGAAACCGCATGGGCGATGTTGATTTATCGCAATGATTCATTGATCCATGTTGGCCGCGTATTGGCCGACCAAATGACGCGATTGCGCGAATCCATACAAAGCAAACCAATCATTGATTTGGTGGCTGTGGATGGCCTTGAATTGATGGATGGGTACAAAGTACAATCATCATGGTTTTCGGATGAATACATCACAATCAACCAGTTGTTTCGCCGTTGTTTGGACACATTGGATTTGTCGGATTATTGGGTTGTCAATGGAACGCCACAACAATATTTGTATGATGGCACATTGTTAAACGAAGATAATGCGGCCCGATTAGGGTTCGACATGTATAAACTTTTTGAATATACATTTTTGGAAAATTTTGATCCGTTTACGGATGTCAAAGTTATTGACACGGTTGGATGGCAAATTGAACCAAATTATATTTCAGCAAAACAAGCGTTGGAAAATGTGTTGTTGATGTTTGGGGCGCGATTCACTCATGAAAATGGCGCGTATTATGTGATCCCATTCAACGCGTATAATAACACGACATCAATCAATTTGCGTCAATATTCGTATACCGGGCAATATATCGGGACGACAACATATTCACACCGTCAAACAATTGGCAACGATGTTCGGCCATTGTGGATGGCAAAACCATCATTGTACTATCAACCAGCTGCACAATCGGTGACAATAAACACGCATCGTCAAAATGTGGCAAAAGCGTTGCGCAGTTACCCAAATACATCATCATCAACATTGTCGTTGATTGCCACGGATATTCCAACCGGAACATCACCGGATGCCGCACCGATGCGCATTCGTTTTATGGCAAAATCATTCAAACGATCCGACACATTGGGTGGGGTTTTGTATGTCGAAGATTCAACCGATGTTTACTACAATATCAGGTTGCGGAATTCGGGTGGCTCTTATGTTTATTTGGACGCGAATGGATATTGGTCCGCATCGGGGAATTCGGGAAATCAATTGTATCGCATGCCAACCAAAGACATCAAAGGCGGTTGGATCACATCGGAATTTGAATTGTCGGTGACAACCGCGCCGGTCGGTTACACACGATTGGAGGTCAACATGTTTGTTCACGGCGTTATTCTTTCCTATTCGGGCGGTGGCAAATGGAAAAACGGCAATTCAGCGTTGAAGGATTTTTGGGGTTCAATTCAGGTTTCATTTGCAGATGCGTCACCATATCAAAATGCGGATTATATTTTTGACATCACGGAGGTCATCACCGCATCCACAGCCAATTTGGCGAATTCAACACCCATCACAATTGAATCGCCATATTATACGGATTCCCTGAAATACGGAATTGGTAATTGGTTGGTGTTTAACGGCACAACCGATGTTTTGGCATCGGATTGGTATGGCGGTTGGGATTCAATTACACACGGAACAATCACCAAAATGTTGGGGTTACAAATGGCATCGATTTACGCCAATTTTGTTCCGGTGGTTCGTGGAACATGGATTGATTCCGGGTCATTGACTGCAATCAAATCATTATATTTTGACAATTATTCATGGGTTTTGAACGGGGTCAAATACAATTGCCGTTCGGAACAATGGGATGGCGAATGGATTGGTGTTTCACCAGTTTATACCTTGACAACATCATCCGGCGAAGGTTTAAAAGTCGAGCAATCACAAACCGGGAATCTGAATAATCGTTTGAATTATGTTGAATCAGCGGTGACAAATTTGAATTCAGCGATTTCCAATGTTCCGCAACAAGTTTTGGAACATTTGGTCAATGATGCCGAAGGCGCGCCCGCATCGCAGCCAACATTGAACACCCGTTGGGAGGTGATGTTGAGTTATGACGATTCAACGGAATTGGTTAATTGGCGGATTCAGGAACACAATGC